GTGTAGGTGAACCCGTTATTCGTATAGGTAGCTCCCGTCGTGGCATCTCCAGAAGCGATAAAGAAGTAATAAGTAGCGTAGTGAGTAGTCGATCCGGCTGCGTACTGAGATTTTACCGGCGGAAGCGCCTTAAGAGCGGCGTTCATAATTGCTAAAAGTTTAGTCGTATTCGCGTCATCGAGAACATCGGCGCCGGTTAAATCAGAAACCATCTGCGCGAGTTGAGAAGTCATAAACGTAGCCTGACGGATCGGCTTATTATTTAATTTCGAACTCGCTACTCCCGGGGAGTTTCCGATCGCGCGGTTCGGGTCAATCGCGTAGTCCCCTTGGGTCGGGAGATTCGTTCCGGTATCGGTACCGCAGAAAGGGAGCATATTATTAGTAGCCATGTTGGAGCCTCCTAAGCCGTTATTTCTTTCGCCCAGGAACCATCGTCCCAGCCTGCAAAGAGATCATTTTCAATATCCCACGCAAAAAGACGGTTGTCATCTACGGGGGCGTAAATCTGGTTAATTCTAATACCCTCTGGTTTCAGCTGGAGGTATCCCTGTTGAATAAGGGCAAGCGTAAGCGTATTTACCGGACCCCCGACGAAGCCGATATCGTAGCTCATATTCTGATTATCTTTGATAAAGAGCTGTGGATTCGTAAAGACCGAATCCCAAACCGCGTACATATCTTCGAGCGACCCGTCCCATCGATTCGCCGCGATCTTCGCCTTGATAAAAGTCCGGTAAACGTCATCCGGTAAAACCGTAATTTCTGTCGGCTCGGTATCGCTTCTCCATACCCCGAAATCCCAGCCTTTTTCGTCGGTCGAGTCCCAAGAAAAGTAAACGTCGCTTCCGGGAATCGGTACGGGGATATTTCGCGAGATTCCGACCCAGATTCCGATTACGTCGAGCTGCTGTCCGACGGCCTTATCGACGTCAAAAAGCGGGATCATCGAAGCGAGAAGCCCCTGTATATGAACGTACGCCTCGACGCCAACCCTTACCATAGCTGAGAATTTAGGCTTTTGCCTGTGCTGGGCCGCGATTAAATTAAGGTAGGATTCCGTCGTAAACGCCATTAAGTGATCACCGTTATATCGCCTACTACGCAAGTCGCGCGCTCATTCCAGGCGATATCGACATTCGCCGCCGCTACTGGATCTCCGTCGCGAGAAATTTCGATAGAGACGATATCGAAGGTCCCGAAAGCCGGGGTTCCTTGAAGGTACGCCGGAATAAAAAGTCGAGTATAGAGAACGTCATTACCGATACCGAACTGATTAATAACCGCGGCGACGGCGGCCTTAATCTGATCGGCGTAGTCCGAAGTATAGCCCGAGTTAATCGAAATTACGATCTCGGCTTCGATAGGAACGTCTGCTGGCCGCTCGAAAGCGATTAGAGACGGAATACCCTTCGGATCATTTACGACCTCTGAAGTATCGCCGTAAGTTCCGCATCCTGGGGTTTTATGAGTCAGAATTGTCTCGCATATTTCGGTAACGTCGCCGCCGATAACTGCGATCGAGATTTTATGGCCCGGAATCCCGTTCCCGTCTGTGACGCCTGTATCGTTTTCGTATGGACGAACCGCAACAACTCCCGGGAGATTCGCTACAGCGCCGGCAGTTCCTTCGAGAACGGTCGTCGAAGGGTTAGCGGTCGAGATCGCTTGGCGAGCCCGAAGCTCGGCGTCGGTTTCTACAGCAACACCGGCCGTCGCTGCGTTTACGTTATCTACGGTCTGCCAGCCACGAGTCGGAGTAAAAATACGGTTTACGGTGTTCGCGGCCGCTTGAACCGCTCCCGCTTGCTGGGCCGTCGCCGTTACGATAATAGTACCACCGCCGGGGATTACGGTACCGATAGGAAGGTCCCATTTCTGATCGAGCGTATCGACGGCAGTCGCCGGAGCGCCGACCGTTCCAAGTACGGTACCGGCTTGGCCTACGACAGTAAGGTCTACAGTCGAGTAAGTAGCCGGACGTTTATTTAAGCCGTTGATTTTTACAAGTCGCGCGAGCCCCGTCCCTTGCGCGCTCGGCGGAGCGAATGAGTTAAAAGTACTGGCGCCGGAGGCCGCGGTATCGTAAAGCGCTTTTGCCTGAATCGCGAGCCATTCTCCGTCCTGAGAATCCGGTTCGACGTAAATATCCTGGCCGTAAATTCCTTTATATTTTTCGGTCAGCCAGGCGAGCGTCGTCGGATAGTCCGGGAAGTGATATCCCGTCGCGTCGATATAATTTAACTCCGACCATTCCATACGCCCCCTAATAGTTCCGGTAGTTTTCTACCTGTACGACCGTAGGCCCATAGATCGTATTGATCTCGGCCCGAACCGAAAGCCCGCGGTTATCGGGATCGAGTACGCTTTCGTACTGCTCGATATTGACCAGACCCTCGGTCCCTTCGATCCGGTCCTGAATTGTGATATTCGCTACCTCTTCCGAGTGCTTACCGAGAATACCCTGCATAAACGGAGTACCCTCGTCAATGTTCAAAAACCACTCACCCAGCCAGAGTAAGAGGCGCGTTATAGCGGCTTGCCCTACGGCTTCGGGAACATCCCGATAAAAATCGAGCTGACCGGCGCCGAAAGAATAATCTCCATCCTCTGTCAGTTTTCGATATCTCATCCGACCCCCGCTCCGGTATTGCTCGGTCCGGAAGTAACTCCCGGGTGAACGTGTGTCGTCAGATTAACAGGAATCAGTCCGGCAGTCACTTCCCCAGTAGCAACTAAATTGCCATCGACTTCTAAATTGCCATCGACTTTAACCGCAGTCGCCTTCAGGTTAATTTCCGATGGTGATTCTATTTTAATTTTACCGTCGGCGGCGATCTCGATAAAGGTCGTGCCCGCTTCGTTTCTAAGCTGTGCGCCGGTCGCGCTTACGTTCGCGATTGCGTTCGGTTGCGAGCTTGGTCCAGGAAAGGCGAATCCGTCCGAGAGGTCGTGCATACGGGCTTCCATTGGCTTTTGTACGCCGCCCGACTGCCACCACGCATCGATACAGCGAGAGGCGATAAGAACGAGAACTTCGTCGCCGACCTTCAGCGGTAGCGTTAAAACGAATCCTCCTGCCTTGGGCCAGCAGATCGGAACGTCTACGAGAAGCGGTAGGTCTACGAATAACTGCGCGCCCTGCTCGTCTTCGATTACGCCCTGAATTGCGGGCTGTACCGAACAGGTATTTTTTTCCAAATCGACAGCCGTTACGATCCCGGGAAAGTTCGTCCAAAGCATAGAGAGGCGACCGTCAAACGCGAGACGAAGGGCCTGTTCTGGATCGTTATAGAGTTGAGACCGATCAGCCATAGTTAGTCTGCACCGCGTTTATAGGGTTACTGGTTACGTCGATATTTAAACAAATCAGATTCGTATACCACTCGACGCCGCGGGTATCTCCTTGGTGCTCCGCTACCAGGACGTAATAGACACCGTCAGCCGTCAGGGGAGCCGGGATATTTATCGGCGAAAGAGGTACGGAAAGGTTAATTTTTAAGCGCTGAATCGAGGCGTTGTTTATCTCGATCCGGCCTCCGATTTTTATCATCGGATTTAGCAGGCACTTTACATTTACGCCCTCGTTCGTTTGCTGTGGGGCTCCGACCATTCCGGTTTTAGAGTTCAGAACGACGCGCTCGCCGGGCAGATAACTTTTTTTCGATACGAAGGTAATTTTCTCGTCCTGAATACTCCAGGTCTTATCCGAGTTCTGGGCCGCGTCGCGGAGGTAGTTTCGGGCGTTCCCGTACATCACCTTTCCGCGCGTGAGCTTTTCCGGAGGAAACTCCCCGAGATGGCCGGCAGTAACTCCGCGACTTCCCATCGCTGCGATAGCGGCCTGAACCTGATCCGCCTGGCTTCCGCCCGCGGCGATAGTAGCGTTTACGACGGCGAAGTTATAGGCACGTTCCCCGTCCCCGGCTACGATATCGACGAAGGTATCGGTAGCGGACTCACGTCCAAGGATTACTTGCTTGATATTTCCCTGGAAAATTACCCCGTAGTTTCCTTCGTAACCGGCCTGCAGTATAACGCGCTTAAACTCGCTGCGTATACGAAGAGCAGTTTTCTCCTCGAGATTATAAATCCGAATATCGGCGATATTAGGGGTCATAGTGTCTGAGCGCTTAACGACGAACTTACAGCGTAATTCGGAGAGGTCCAGACCTTCGAGGTCGGCGCCGAAAACAATCAGGCTAAAGGCTCTCCCGAACTGTACTACTTCGTCAGCCATCGACGGCCTCAAAATAAAGGAAAGATTCGACCCCGAGGTTCTCTAAGGTCGGAACCGAAAAATTATCCCCATCGGTTTTAACGTACATTTTTCCGCCAAATCCGAGGTATTCTAGACCGTCGAGAAGATCCACGCCGGTAACGAGAGGGATATTTGATACGATACTTTCGTTCGAATCGGCGTCGGCAAAGTCGAGAATCCATCCGGCCTCGTCGGTATAGTTATACCGGCAAGTACAGATATAGTCCTTTCCCGCGAGTGCGATCTGGAAGTACTGGGGCTCATTCGTTACGGGGATTTTGGCGAGACTCATCGCAGAAGCTCCGAGAAGGCCTCTACGCCTACGGTAATAGCGGATTTTTTACCGGCGTTCTCGGTCTTCCCAGTGCCGCCCGGGAACTTCTGCTTCCGGCGCGGTACCGTCGTAGTCGATACCGATACGAGGATAACTTCCTGACAAGAGATAACGATCTTCAGGACGTTTTCGGTATTTTTATCGGTCGTATTACTGAGCGAAGAGATCAGCATATTTCGGTAGATCCTCTTCGGAGTTACGATATCGAAAGGTACTCGCGATACCTGAAGGTCGAGAAGGTCCTGGTACATCTTCGAGAGAGACTTCGCCGGGTTATCTTTAAAATAAATCGTCGAGTTGAAGACAGTCGGCTCTTTATAGGCGTGATCCGTTATCGACGCCCCCTGCTGAACCGGCTGCTTCGTAATAGTCAGCGTATCGTTCGTGCTTTCGTCCAGAACGACGTTCGCAGAAATCTCCCCGAACTTACGGGTCGGACGTACGGCGAAGATAGAAATCGGCGTATCGAGAAAAGCCATTACCTAGCCGCTCCTCTCATATTACGTACCATGTCGAAATTAATCCGGCTCTGCTGGTTCGCGACGGCGTTTCCTGTTGCGTTGGCGTCTGCGGCCGCATTTACCGTGATTTGGGTCTGCTGGTTTACGTTCTGGTTCGTCGTATTCATCGGTGAGCCTTGGGCCCCGAGCGGGATTCCGGCGTTAGGAAAATATCCACCCCCCGGCGCGCCTGCGGCCGCTAATGCCGGCCCGGTACCAAGAGACGCGAGATACTGCATAATAGATCCAGACCCCGGTAAAAAGAAATTAGATAACTTCTGTAGCGTCGGGGACTTCCAGAACGTCCAAAGAAGATTCGTAAGGGCCTCGTTTAGATTCGAGATACTGGTCGTCAGTCCGTCGAATCGTAAGTTCGATAGATCGAGAAGAATCTGGAAGGTGTTAAACAGAATCTGGAAACCTTCCTCGAGCATTTTCTTCAGGGTGCCGAGCACTTCGGTTACCTGTTCTATAACCGGCACCGCCGCCGACCAGTCGAAGAAGGACTTTCCGCCCTCTTTCCAGGTCTCGTAATCATCGAAAAGAAGTAAGATAGCGGTCAGCCCGGCGATAATCATCCCGAGCGGTGTCGCCAAGAAAGCCAGGTTAAGAGCCTTCCACGCAAGAATAACGCCGCCGATTACGGTAGACCAGCCGTCGGTCGCCTTATGAAGTTTATAGAAAAAGTCATAGATTCTAGTCAGGATCGACCAGATACGGGCGCCGAGAATACTCGTAAACTCGAAAGCCTTAAAGACGATCGCGACGAACTTTTCGATCCCGGCGATAATCCGTGGCATATTCTGATTAAGATTTCGGCGGAAAATATCCATCTGCTTCGTCAGCATCGGAAAGAACTTCGTCGCTACGGAGGCCATGATCGCCTTAAAAGTAAACTGAAGCTTCGAAAGCGCCATGTTAAATTTTATCGACTGCTGGATTGTTTTGACGATATTAACCCCGGCCAGCGCGTAGGCTTTTAAGAGCTCACGCCTTAGAACGAGCGTCTTATTCAGGGCCGGAGCGATAATACGGTACTCGTACCCCATCTGCTCGAATCCTTCGGAGATTTTAGAGATCGTGTAGAATACTCCGGCAGCAAGTAGCTTAATAGAAGTGTAAAGGGCCGTAACGCGCTTGCTGGCGTCGGCGATTGATTTATTAAATTTTCCTAGAGACGAGTCGTCTACCTCGAATCCGAGGCCGACGAGAAAGCTTTTTATGATATCGCCGTTCATTCGTTGGCCCTCCTATACCGCGCCTGATTCTCATATTTGACAGCAATTGCGTCCTTAAGTCGAGCAACGTCTTCGAGGTCCAGCGTACAATCGAGAAGGCTCTCGTACTTACACATTCCCTCGAGGACCGGCTCCATGATCCAATCCTCGTCGTCGGTCATATAAACCCACTCGACGGGCTTTTTAGTGTCCGGCCCAGCGCTTACGAACTTTGCCGGAGAGCGCCGAAAAAACCGGTCATATTATACATGAACGCCCTCCCCGCCGCCTGAAGCAGCACCGGGAGACCCAGCATATCAAACATGAGGTTATCGTTTACTACGAGCTTCGACCAGGCGCCGTCCTGATTGATTTCTACGGCCGCTAGAAGGCTAAAAAGAACAAAATCGGCGTCTTTATCCGAAAGGCGAGAGAGTCCGTTCATAATCGGAGTTACGAACTCCGCGGCATGCTCGAGCTGCTCTTCTTGGCTTAACTGCTCTTTGCTTTTCGCGATTTTCTGAATTGCTGGCATCATCTCGCCCAAGATCGGGCCGATCCGCCGCACGATGTGAAACTGCTTCATAGCGTTAATTTTGGAGACCTTAAACTTTCGGTCCCCGATCTCGAAATTATTGTTATCCATACCTTACCCCTTTGGTTGTTGAAGCCAGGAGGGGGCTTACTGGTTATTCAGTAAACCCACGCCCAGGATTTGATCGCCTTTGCCAATGTCAAAGACCCACTCATTAAAACCGGCTTCTTTGGCGTACGTCAAGGTCGGTACCTTTTTAAAGGCCGCTTGCTGAAGCGTAATAACGTCGCCGGAGCCGGTGTCGGCTACCGTAATTACGTTACGGCCCCAGAGTGAGGAGCTGGCGCTCTGGATGTTGTACATCGCCATGAGTAGCGCGTTCATGGGAGAGGTCTTAAGGACCCTGATAGTCGCCAAGCGAGCATCGGAAGCAATCAACGAGTGTTGAGCCGCTCCGTCGGCGCCGACGACCATATTATTTTTATCCTCGACCGGCTCGATCGTAATCCCCTCCTCGGCTACTTGCGCGCCGGTTCCGAGATTTGCGGCGCCGCCCGGTCCCACGAT